GATAAATGATTTTCGCCGAAGATGGCGACATGATGCTTGCATTTTTCAAAAAATATGGATAAGATTTTCCCAACGATGGGCTTTGTATGTCTACCGTTGATAAGATTTAAGAACCCGCCACTGAGCGGGTTTTTTGTACCTGTAAACCTGGAGCAGTACAGTAAACACGCTGGTAGTCGTGAATACTGACTTTTTATCTTGCTGGCTTTTTAGACAAGAGTTATTGGTATGTCATGTTAACCAGAAGGGAAAAAGACATGCTAAAACAGCAAGATATGACAGAAACCGCCGCCGCAGTCCTTCATTTCTTACCTGCTGACAAGTGGGTAACGCCACGCATGATGACGAGAACTACCGGAGTAAGCGAAGCCCGGTGCCAGTTAATACTGACTCAGTTAGTTCTGGCGGGTCTGGCGAAGGATAACGGCGGATACGGGAATAAATTCAGACGCTGCCAGTAATGGCGGTTTCCTGCTGTGAAAATGGGCGGCTGGTGGGTGTTGGTAGCACCTGCCAGCCATTCGCTCATGCTTACTGGTCACAAGCGAACCACGGCCCACTGCTTTAGCGCAAAAGCAGAGTGAGCCTACCAGAGTTACGCTTACTGATCCATGAAAAATACTGTAAAAATAAACAGTGTTGATTTAATCAACGCTGATTGCCTGCATTTTATTCAGTCCCTGCCTGATGATTCCATTGACCTGATTGTTACCGATCCGCCGTACTTCAAGGTGAAACCCAACGGCTGGGACAATCAGTGGAAAGGGGACGAAGATTACCTTAAGTGGCTGGACCACTGTCTGGCCCAGTTCTGGCGGGTGTTAAAACCTGCCGGAAGCCTTTACCTGTTCTGTGGGCATCGCCTGGCATCTGATATTGAGATCATGATGCGTGAACGTTTCAACGTGCTTAACCATATCATCTGGGCGAAGCCGTCCGGACGTTGGAATGGGTGTAATAAAGAAAGTCTGCGTGCATATTTTCCTGCCACAGAGCGCGTTCTGTTTGCTGAACATTACCAGGGGCCATATCGCGGCAAAAGTGACGGCTATGCGGCAAAAGAAAGGGAACTCAAACAGCACATAATGGCACCGCTGATATCGTATTTCAGGGATGCTCGTGCCGAACTGGGTATAACGGCAAAACAAATTGCCGAAGCCACAGGTAAGAAAAATATGGTTTCCCACTGGTTTGGTGCCAGTCAGTGGCAGTTGCCGAATGAGGCTGACTATCGGAAGTTACAGGCACTGTTTTCCCGTATAGCGGCAGAGAAGTTTCAGGAACAACAACTGGAACAACCACACCACCAGCTGGTGGCATCTTATGATTCACTGAATCGCAAATATTCTGAATTGCTGGATGAGTTTAAATCTCTCCGGCGCTATTTCTCCGTATCAGTCTCCGTGCCTTATACCGATGTCTGGACGCATAAGCCCGTTCAGTTCTACCCGGGTAAACATCCGTGCGAGAAACCGGCGGATATGCTCCGGCAAATAATCAATGCCAGTAGTCGACCAGGTGATCTGGTTGCTGATTTCTTTATGGGATCCGGTTCCACAATAAAAGCAGCAATGGCGCTGGGGCGTCGGGCGTTAGGTGTTGAGCTTGAGTCAGAGCGGTTTAATCAGACGGTGAAAGAGGTAAGTGAACTGGTGGGGAAATAATTCTGGTGGCCACGTTGCGTGGCCTTTTTATTTCCAACACAGCACCCGCAAATATCGCGAGGTGAGAGATGACGAAATGCCTCATAACCCAAATACCTGGCCGGACTGGCTGGAGTTGTTTCAGAGCTGGTGGCGTGGAGACACACCGCTGGGTGCAGTGATTATGTCGATCGTTATGGCTGGTTTGCGCATCGCCTATTTTGGCGGTGGTGGTGGCTGGAAGCGAAAAACGCTCGAGATTTTGCTATGTGGCGCTCTGACGCTGACCTTTGCATCCGCTCTTGAATATGTCGGATGGCCTAAATCGCTTTCTGTTGCCATTGGTGGTGGCGTGGGGCTGATCGGTGTCGATGCTATTCGTGGGGCTGCAATGCGAGTAATCGGTAACAAATTTGGTAGCTCGAAGGAGTAATTTATGCAGGCACTAAATTCCCAGCGTAAAGCTTTCCTGGATATGGTGGCATGGTCAGAAGGAACGGATAACGGGCGACAACCGACACGTAACCACGGTTATGATGTTATTGTTGGTGGCGAACTGTTCACTGATTACTCCGATCACCCTCGCAAACTTGTCACGCTAAACCCCAAACTCAAATCAACAGCTGCCGGACGTTACCAGCTTCTTTCACGCTGGTGGGATGCTTACCGTAAACAGCTTGGCCTGAAAGATTTTTCTCCAGAAAGCCAGGACGCTGTAGCTCTGCAGCAGATTAAAGAGCGTGGTGCTTTACCGATGATTGACCGCGGCAGTATTCGTCAGGCAATCGACCGTTGCAGCAATATCTGGGCGTCGTTACCTGGTGCAGGTTACGGTCAGTATGAACATAAAATCGGTGACCTGATTGCCCGATTTAAAAAAGCTGGTGGGGTAGTAAATGAAGCTGAGATATAAGCTGGTTATTGTTGCCTTCGTTGTTAGCGTCATTGGTTCCTTCATCTGGTCTGCTGGACATTACTACAGCAAATATCAGCACGAAAAGGAGCGTGCTGATGAGGCTGTACGAAATGCTGAATCAGCAACTGCCATTACCCGTAACGTTCTGCAATCACTGCAAATCATCAATACAGTTATAGAGGCTAACCAGCATGCAAAACAGCAGATCGCACTGGAGTCACAGAGAACCCAGGAAGATATCAAAGTGGCTGTTGCGGATGATGATTGTGCTTCACGTCATGTGCCTGCTGCCGCTGCTGACCGGTTGCGGAAGTACGCGAACAGTTTACGTACCGATTCCGGCGGTACCGTTGCCAGCAAGCCTGACTACTGAAACTCCCCAGCCAGTCATTCCCGAGCCGCTGACCTATGGGGCCAGTCTGGATCTGAATGTGAGCCTGCTTTCGGCGTTGGGACAATGCAATATTGACAAAGCGGGGATTCGAAGTATCGAGATGCGCCGTAACGCTTTGCTGGCAGCAGGCAAATAGTCCGGACAAAGAACAGGAATATATTTATGCCCCCTCGAACTCCAAAAGCCTGCCGCGTTCGCGGCTGCCGTAATACCACGACAGACCCGTCAGGCTACTGCGAAAGCCACAAAAGCGAAGGCTGGAAGCAATACAAGTCAGGACAATCCCGTCATCAGCGCGGTTATGGTTCTAAGTGGGATGTTATCCGTGTGCGTGTGCTGCAACGTGACAAAGGCCTGTGTCAGTTATGTCTGCGTGCTGGTGTGGCGCGTGAAGCGAAAACCGTTGACCACATCATCCCTAAAGCGCATGGCGGCACCGATGCAGACAGTAATCTGCAGAGCCTGTGCTGGCCGTGCCATAAGACGAAGACGGCCCGTGAACGGCTAAAGTGATAATAATTCTCAACTGCCTGAGGGGAGGGGCGGGTCAAATCCCTGTGGCCTGACGTCTTCCGGACTGCCCGCCCCATCGTTTTTTTATACCCGCGAAAAATGAAATTTAACCAGGAGTGCCGCATATGGCTGGAACGGCGGGGCGTTCCGGGCGTCGCCCCAAGCCAACGGCGCGCAAGGCGCTGGCCGGAAACCCCGGCAAGCGAGCCCTGAACAAAGATGAACCTGTTTTTACGCCCATCAAAGGTGTTGAGCCACCAGAGTGGTTCGCTGAAGAAGATCTCCCTCTCGCCACGATCATGTGGCAACTGACAACCAAAGAACTCTGCGGTCAGGGCCTGTTGTGCGTGACTGACCTCGCGGTGCTTGAGCGGTGGTGCGTGGCCTATGAGTTCTGGCGACGTGCCGTGAAAAATATTGCCATACAGGGCAACACCATCACCGGTGCAATGGGCGGCAGGGTCAAAAATCCGGAGCTGACCGCCAAAAAAGAACAGGAGTCCGAGATGAGCAGCACGGGGGCAATGCTCGGACTCGACCCCAGCAGCCGCCAGCGTCTGATTGGCCTGGCGGGGCAGAAGAAAGCCACTAACCCGTTTCTGAAAATCATCGAGTCATGAGCCGGAAATCTTACCCCAACGTAAATGCTGCCAATCAGTATGCCCGTGATGTTGTGCGCGGAAAGATTGTGGCCTGCCAGTTTGTGATTCAGGCCTGCCAGCGCCATCTTGATGACCTGATGGCGGAAAAAAGTAAGTCGTTTCGTTACCGCTTCGACAAGGACCTGGCTGAACGGGCCGCCAAATTTATTCAGCTGTTGCCGCACACCAAGGGTGAGTGGGCATTCAAGAGGATGCCCATCACGCTGGAGCCGTGGCAGCTATTTGTGGTCTGCTGTGCGTTTGGCTGGGTCAATAAAGGGTCCCGGCTGCGCCGCTTCCGGGAGGTGTATACCGAAATCCCCCGTAAGAACGGCAAATCGGCAATCTCTGCCGGTGTTGCCCTGTATTGTTTTGCCTGTGATAACGAGTTTGGCGCGGAAGTGTATTCCGGTGCCACGACAGAGAAACAGGCGTGGGAAGTCTTTCGCCCGGCGCGACTGATGTGTAAACGCACACCCATGCTGACGGAAGCGTTCGGGATTGAGGTTAACGCCTCAAACATGAATCGTCCGGAGGATGGCGCGCGGTTTGAACCGCTGATCGGTAACCCCGGTGATGGTTCATCACCCCACTGTGCGGTGGTGGATGAATATCACGAGCACGCCACCGATGCGCTTTACACCACGATGCTTACCGGGATGGGGGCGCGACGTCAGCCACTGATGTGGGCCATTACTACTGCCGGGTACAACATTGAGGGGCCGTGCTACGACAAGCGAAGGGAAGTTATCGAGATGCTCAACGGGTCGGTACCCAACGATGAACTGTTCGGGATCATCTATACCGTTGACGAAGGCGATGACTGGACCGACCCGCAGGTGCTGGAAAAAGCTAACCCGAATATTGGCGTGTCGGTTTATCGCGAATTTTTGTTAAGTCAGCAGCAGCGTGCGAAAAATAACGCCCGTCTGGCAAACGTCTTTAAAACAAAACACCTCAATATCTGGGTGTCGGCGCGTTCGGCGTATTTCAACCTGGTGAGCTGGCAGAGCTGCGAGGATAAATCACTGACCCTTGAGCAGTTCGAGGGGCAGCCGTGCATTCTGGCCTTTGACCTGGCGCGTAAGCTGGATATGAACAGCATGGCGCGACTTTATACCCGCGAGGTTGACGGTAAAACGCATTACTACAGTGTGGCCCCGCGTTTCTGGGTACCGTATGACACGGTGTACAGCGTCGAGAAAAATGAAGATCGCCGGACAGCCGAACGCTTTCAGAAATGGGTGGAAATGGGCGTCCTGACCGTTACCGATGGTGCAGAGGTGGATTATCGCTACATCCTCGAAGAGGCCAAAGCGGCGAACAAAATCAGCCCGGTCAGCGAGTCACCCATCGACCCCTTCGGGGCGACCGGGCTGTCACATGACCTTGCTGATGAAGACCTGAATCCCATCACCATCATTCAGAACTACACCAACATGTCCGACCCGATGAAAGAGCTGGAAGCGGCAATTGAATCGGGGCGCTTTCATCATGATGGCAATCCCATCATGACCTGGTGTATCGGCAACGTGATCGGCAAAACCATTCCGGGTAACGATGATGTGGTGAAGCCCGTCAAAGAGCAGGCGGAAAACAAAATCGATGGTGCAGTTGCGCTGATTATGGCGGTTGGCAGAGCCATGCTGTATGAGAAAGAAGACACGCTGTCCGACCACATTGAGTCCTACGGGATCCGCTCGCTTTAACTGAGGTAATTATGATCATGCTGATTCTCGCGCCTCTGGTGGGCGTGCTGGGTGCGCTTTTGCTGGCGTATGGTGCCTGGCTGATTTATCCCCCGGCGGGGTTTGTTGTTGCCGGGGCGTTGTGCCTGTTCTGGTCGTGGCTGGTGGCGCGATATCTCGACCGTACACAGTCGTCTGTCGGCGGAGGTAAATAGTGTTCTTTTCGGGATTATTTCAACGAAAAAGTGACGCACCGGTGACCACGCCAGCAGAGCTGGCGGATGCTATCGGTTTGTCCTACGACACCTATACCGGAAAGCAGATCAGCAGCCAGCGGGCCATGCGACTGACGGCGGTTTTTTCCTGTGTCAGGGTGCTGGCGGAGTCGGTCGGGATGTTGCCCTGCAACCTGTATCACCTGAACGGCAGCCTGAAGCAGAGAGCCACTGGCGAACGTCTGCATAAGCTGATCTCCACGCATCCCAATGGCTATATGACGCCGCAGGAGTTCTGGGAGCTGGTGGTCACCTGTCTGTGCCTGCGGGGAAACTTTTACGCCTACAAAGTGAAAGCATTTGGCGAAGTGGCTGAACTGCTGCCCGTCGATCCCGGCTGTGTGGTACCGAAGCTTAACAGTAGCTGGGAGCCGGTCTATCAGGTCACATTCCCGGATGGCTCCACGGATGTACTGAGCCAGGAGGATATCTGGCATGTGCGCACGCTGACGCTGGACGGACTGGTGGGGCTGAATCCCATCGCCTATGCCCGCGAGGCAATATCGCTGGCGGCAGCGACCGAAGAGCACGGGGCCAGACTGTTCAGCAATGGCGCGGTGACGTCGGGTGTGTTGCGTACAGAGCAGACGCTGTCAGATCAGGCTTATGAGCGCCTGAAGAAAGATTTTGAGGAGCGTCACACCGGGCTTGGCAATGCTCACCGCCCGATGATCCTTGAGATGGGGCTGGACTGGAAGTCGATGGCGCTGAACGCCGAGGACAGCCAGTTCCTGGAAACCCGCAAGTTTCAGCTTGAAGAAATCTGTCGTCTGTTCCGGGTGCCGTTGCACATGGTGCAGAACACCGATCGCGCCACCTTCAACAATATCGAAGAGCTGGGGCTGGGATTTATCAACTATTCACTGGTGCCGTATCTGACCCGCATCGAACAGCGGATCAACACCGGACTGGTACGAAAAAGTAAGCAGGGCGTTTATTACGCCAAATTTAACGCCGGGGCGTTACTGCGCGGGGATATGAAGTCCCGTTTTGAAGCCTACGCCACCGGGATCAACTGGGGAATTTACTCTCCCAATGACTGCCGCGACCTGGAAGATATGAATCCGCGTCCCGGTGGTGATGTCTATCTCACACCGATGAACATGACCACGAAACCCTCCGATGGCAGTAAAGCCGGTAAGCAGAAGGATAACGCCAATGCAGACGAAACAACGTCTTGATGTACCGCTGAGTCTGAAATCTGTCAGTGACTCCGGTGAGTTTGAAGGGTATGGCTCCGTCTTTGGTGTAAAGGACAGCCACGATGATGTGGTGATGTCCGGGGCATTTGCTGCTTCCCTGCGGACGTGGAGTGACAGAAAAGCGTTACCTGCGCTGCTCTGGCAGCACCGCATGGATGAGCCCATCGGAGTTTACACCGAAATGAAGGAAGACGATGTCGGGCTTTACGTCAGGGGGCGGTTGCTCATTGATGATGATCCCCTGGCAAAACGCGCACATGCACACATGAAGGCCGGTTCGTTAACCGGCCTTTCTATTGGGTACGTCCTGAAAGACTGGGAATACGACCGGACGAAAGAAGCCTTTTTGCTGAAAGAAATCGACCTCTGGGAAGTCAGTCTGGTGACGTTTCCGTCTAACGACGAGGCGCGGATCAGCGACGTCAAGAACGCGCTGGCCCGCGGGGAAATCCCTGAACAGAAAAAAATCGAAAGAGTCCTGCGTGATGTCGGACTCTCCCGTACCCAGGCCAAAGCATTCATGGCCGGGGGCTATGGCGCACTGTCCCTGCGCGACGCTGAGGATGTGGGCTCTGCACTGAATGCACTGAAAAATCTGAACTTCTAATCAGGAGAAATACGATGGCGGTTGATATTAAAGATGTGGAACAGGTCGCGCAGGAGCTGCAGCAGAAGTTTGACGACTTCAAGGCAAAGAACGACAAGCGCGTGGATGCGATTGAGCAGGAAAAAGGCAAACTTGCCGGGCAGGTGGAAACCCTGAACGGGAAACTCAGCGAGCTGGAAAATCTCAAAAGCGATCTTGAAAAAGAGCTGCTTGAGCTGAAACGTCCGGCAGGTGGTGTGCAAAATAAACTGGCCACTGAGCATAAAGAAGCGTTTGTGGGCTTTCTGCGTAAAGGCCGTGAAGACGGTCTGCGCGATCTGGAGCGCAAGGCATTACAGGTGGGCACCGATGAAGACGGTGGCTATGCCGTGCCGGAAGCACTGGATCGCAACATTCTCACCCTGCTGAAAGATGAAGTGGTGATGCGCCAGGAAGCTACGGTGATCACTGTTGGCGGTTCCGACTACAAAAAACTGGTGAATCTGGGCGGTACGGCTTCCGGATGGGTGGGGGAAACGGATACGCGATCCCAGACTGCCACCTCCAGACTGGAGCTGATTGAACCTCTCATGGGGGAAATTTACGGCAACCCGCAGGCTACCCAGAAAATGCTGGACGATGCCTTCTTCAACGTGGAGGCCTGGATCAACAGCGAGCTGGCAACCGAATTTGCCGAACAGGAAGAAATTGCCTTTACCTCAGGCGATGGCACCAAGAAGCCGAAAGGGTTCCTGGCGTATGAATCCACTGATGAAAACGACAAGGTCCGGGCGTTCGGCAAACTTCAGCATATTGTATCCGGCGAAGCGACCGCGGTGACCGCAGACGCCATTATCAAACTGATTTACACGCTGCGTAAGGCACACCGCACTGGCGCGAAGTTCATGATGAACAACAACAGCCTGTTTGCCATCCGTCTGCTGAAAGACACCGAGGGTAACTATCTGTGGCGTCCGGGGCTGGAACTGGGGCAGCCGTCCTCTCTGGCGGGTTACGGTATCGCTGAAAACGAACAGATGCCGGATATCGCCGCTGATGCGAAAGCCATTGCATTTGGTAACTTCAAACGGGGTTACACCATCGTTGACCGTATCGGCACCCGCATTCTGCGTGACCCGTACACCAATAAACCGTTTGTCGGTTTTTATACCACCAAGCGCACCGGCGGGATGCTGGTCGATTCGCAGGCCATCAAACTGCTGAAGATTGCAGCGGCGTAATCACTCAGGGGCGTGGAACCGCGCCCCCTGTTCTGACGGGTGAAGAATCATGATCCTGAAACAAGATCTGAAATGGTCACCGGACGGTATGCGTGTTGAGGTCATTCGGGCCGGTGAGTATGACGACGGGGCGCTTCCTGCCCGGGTGCAGGAGATTGCACTTCAGGCCGGGTTAGCAGAGCGCGGAACCAGTGCAAAAAGCAGTAAAGCGACAAAAGAGAAAAAAAGCCACGACCAGTAAAGAGGGCTGAGTATGCTTCTGACAATGGAAGAGATTAAAGCCCAACTCCGGCTGGATGAGGATTTCGATGCTGATGACCGCCATCTGCAACTGCTGGCCTGTGCGGCGCAAAAGCGGACGGAAACGTATCTGAACCGGAAGCTCTATGCTCCGGATGAAACCATTCCGGACAGCGATCCGGACGGGCTGCACCTGCCGGATGATATTCGTCTGGGGATGCTGATGCTTATCAGCCATTTTTACGAAAACCGCTCGTCGGTTACGGAAGTGGAGAAACTCGACATGCCGCAGAGTTTTGGCTGGCTTGTCGGCCCGTACAGGTACTTTCCGCAATGAAAATTCGTCAGGCGCAGACCAGCGCAACCTACATTCTGCCGGACCCCGGTGAACTGAATAAACGCGTCCTGATCCGCCAGCGGGTGGATATGCCCGCGGATAACTTTGGCGTGGATCCTCAATACCCGGTTGCGTTCCGGACATGGGCGAAGGTTGTCCAGACCAGTGCCACCACCTGGCAGGAAACCGCGCAGACCGGGGACGCCATCACCCATTACATCACCATTCGTTACCGCCGGGGGATCACCGCTGATTATGAGGTGGTCTGCGGTGACAGTGTGTACCGGGTGAAACGTCAGCGCGATCTGAACGGGGCGCGGCGCTTTCTGCTGCTGGAGTGTACGGAACTGGGCGAATTTACGCAGAGTCACGGAGGCAGCAATGGCGACTCCCTTTTTTCACGTTGATGTTCAGCAGCCCGCGGAGATGCGCTTTAACCGTGCCCGTGTCCGGCGGGCGTTTGTCACGATTGGGCAGCGTCATATGCGTGATGCCCGTCGGCTGGTGATGCGCCGTGCGCGGTCGGCACCGGGTGAAAACCCCGGTTATCAGACCGGACGCCTGGCTCGTTCGATTGGTTACATGGTGCCGAGAGCCAGTAAAAAGCGAGCCGGTTTTATGACACGCATTGCCCCTAACCAGCGCAACGGGAAGGGGAACCGGATGATCTCTGGTGACTTCTATCCGGCGTTTCTGTTTTTTGGTGTCCGGGGAGGAGCAAAGCGTCGTCGCAGCCATCATCGTGGTGCATCCGGTGGCAGCGGCTGGCGACTGGCTCCACGTAATAACTTTATGGTGGAAACGCTTGAAAAGAACCGCAGCTGGACACGCTATTTTCTGGCGCGGGAATTACGTAAATCACTGAAGCCGGAGCGACGACACAGATGAAACTGACGCCTGTTATTGCTGCGCTGCGTGCCCGCTGCCCGTATTTTGAAAACCGGGTGGCAGGCGCGGCACAGTTCAAAAATCTGCCGGAGGTCGGAAAGCTGAGACTCCCGGCGGCGTATGTGGTACCGGGTGATGACTCTCCGGGAGAAAACAAAAGCCAGACCGACTACTGGCAGGAGCTGAAAGAGGGCTTCTCCGTGGTTGTCATACTGAGTAACGGGCGTGATGAGCGCGGTCAGTTTGCTTCGTATGATGTGGTGGACGATGTCCGGCAGATGCTCTTTAAGGCCCTGCTGGGCTGGAACCCGGAAGCGTGCGGTAACCCGATTACCTATGACGGTGGCACGCTGCTGGATCTGAATCGTCATGAGCTGATTTATCAGTTCGATTTTTCGGTCATCAGCGAGCTGACCGAAGACGATACCCGCCAGCAGGATGACCTGAACAGTCTGGATGAACTGCGAACGCTGGCGATTGATGTTGATTATCTCGATCCCGGTAACGGGCCTGACGGCGATATCGAACATCACACCGAAATAACCCTTCCTTCCTGAGAATCTTCATGTTTGTGAAACCTGTTAAAGGGCGGTCAGTGCCTGACCCTGCCCGCGGTGACCTTTTGCCCACCGAAGGGCGAAATGTTGATGAGAACAACTACTGGCTGCGCCGTGAAGCAGCGGGTGATATCCGGCGCGTGAATAAAAAGGTGAACACCGATGACGATAAGCTTTAACACCATTCCGTCGAATACGCTGGTTCCGCTGTTTTATGCGGAAATGGATAACTCGGCGGCGAATACTGCACAGGACAGCGGAGCATCGCTGCTGATTGGTCATGCCAATAACGGTGCAGAGATTGTTGCCAACAGTCTGGTGCTGATGCCGTCGGCAGACTATGCACGCCAGATTTGTGGTGCGGGAAGTCAGCTGGCGCGTATGGTCGAGGCTTATCGCCAGACCGACCCGTTTGGTGAGCTGTATGTGATTGCCGTTCCTGAATCCACGGGCGCGGCGGCAACGGTTACGCTGACGGTGACCGGGGCGGCAACCGAAACCGGCACGGTTAATGTTTATGTGGGACGTACCCGCGTACAGGCACCGGTGACCAACGGCGATAACGTTGCGACGATTGCCAGCAGTATCAAAGATGCCATCAATGCCGTTCCGGCCCTGCCGTTTACGGCTTCATCTTCGGCAGGCGTGGTCACACTGACCGCGCGTCATAAGGGGCTTTGCGGGAATGAAATTCCTGTCAGCCTCAATTACTACGGGTTTGGTGGGGGCGAAGTGCTGCCAGCGGGCGTACAGATTGCCGTGGCGACGGGTACCGCCGGAACGGGCGCTCCGGTTCTCACCGGCGCGGTGGCTGCAATGGCGGATGAGCCGTTTGATTATATCGGCCTGCCGTTCAACGACACGGCCTCCGTTAACACGCTGGTGACCGAGATGAACGATACCAGCGGTCGCTGGAGCTATGCGCGTCAGCTGTATGGTCATGTGTATACGGCAAAGATCGGCACGCTGTCAGAACTGGTGACCGCAGGTGACCAGTTTAACCAGCAGCACATTACCCTGGCGGGATACGAAAAAGACACTCAGACGCCAGCCGACGAGCTGGCGGCAAGCCGTACCGCCCGCGCAGCGGTGTTTATTCGCAACGATCCGGCACGTCCCACGCAGACCGGTGAGCTGGTGGGTATGCTGCCTGCGCCGAAGGGGAAACGGTTCACGATGACCGAGCAACAGACCCTGCTGTCTCATGGCGTGGCAACGGCGTATGTCGAAAGTGGGGTACTGCGCATTCAGCGTGATGTCACCACGTACAGGAAAAACGCTTACGGGGTTGCGGATAACAGCTACCTCGACAGTGAGACGCTGCATACCAGCGCGTATGTACTGCGCAAACTGAAATCCGTCATTACCAGTAAGTACGGGCGTCACAAGCTTGCCAGTGACGGTACCCGCTTTGGTCCCGGTCAGGCGATTGTCACCCCGGCGGTGATCAAAGGGGAACTGCTGGCAACCTACCGTCAGCTCGAGCGTGCGGGGATCGTGGAAAACTACGAACTGTTTAAGCAGTACCTGGTTGTGGAGCGTGATGCCAGCGATCCGAACCGCCTGAACACGCTGTTCCCGCCTGACTATGTTAACCAGTTGCGTGTCTTTGCCGTGGTTAACCAGTTCCGTCTTCAGTATTCAGAGGAGTCTGCATAATGGCCCGTATCGGGGGAACCTGTTATTTCAAAATTGACGGTCAGCAGCTATCGCTGACCGGCGGCATTGAGGTGCCCATGAACAAAACGGTTAACGATGACATCATCGGCCTGGACGGTTCAGTGGACCGCAAGGAAACTCACCGTGCACCTTATGTCAAAGGGACCTTCAAGGTGCCGAAGAATTTTCCGGTGAGCAAAATCACCTCGTCTGATGAGATGACCATCACTGCCGAGCTGGCGAACGGTCAGGTCTATGTACTGTCGTCTGCCTGGCTGCACGGCGAAGCGAACCATAATGCCGAAGAAGGCACGGTCGATCTTGAGTTCCACGGTGAAGAAGGGGATTACCAGTAATGAAAGAGCTTGAGTTAAAGAAACCGATTACCGCTCATGGCGAGACACTCTCCGTACTGGAGTTTGATGAGCCCACCGGGAAAGATGTCCGCGAGCTGGGATATCCCTACCAGATGAATCAGGATGAGTCCGTCAGACTTCTGGCGCATGTGGTATCGAAATACATCGTGCGGCTGGCGAAAGTGCCGCAAAGCTCTGTCGACCAGATGTCTCCGGCAGACCTGAATGCAGCGGCGTGGCTTGTGGCCGGTTTTTTCCTCCAGGCCTGACGGCTGAATACCTCACTGATCGCTTCTTTGACTGCGCCAGTTACTGGCGCATTAATCCCTTCGAATTGCTGAATATGCCGATCAGTGAAATTCCCTTGCTGGTCAGTCAGGCAAACAGGATAGAGCAGGAGAAACGCACACATGGCTGAATTTGAGCTTAAGGCGTTGATCACCGGTGTCGACAGGCTTTCTCCCGCGCTGTCGAAAATGCAAAAGAAAATCCGGGGATTTAAACGCCAGGCGGAAGAAGCGTCACAGGGTGGGCTGGCGCTTGGTGGCGGACTGGCAGCGGGTCTGACGCTTTCCCTGAAATCTTATGCCGATCAGGAAAACGCCGCCACCGGGCTGAAAGTCGCCATGATGGATGCGAACGGCGAGGTTGGAAAGAGCTTTCAGGACATCAATAAACTGGCTATTGGCCTGGGTAACCAGCTACCCGGTACAACGGCTGATTTCCAGAACATGATGCAGATGCTGGTGCGTCAGGGGATCCCGGCAGAAAACATTCTTGGTGGTGTGGGTAAAGCGACAGCTTATCTTGCGGTACAACTGAAAAAAACACCGGAAGCGGCTGCTGAGTTTGCTGCAAAGATGCAGGATGCTACCGGAACGGCGTCAGAAGACATGATGGGGCTGTTCGACACTATCCAGAAGGCGTTTTATCTGGGCGTTGACGATACCAACATGTTGTCCTTCTTCACTAAAACCAGTTCTGTTCTGAAGATGGTGAACAAGGACGGTCTTCAGGCTGCACAGAGCCTTGCCCCCATCAGCGTCATGATGGATCAGATGGGGATGAACGGGGAGTCGGCAGGTAATGCCCTGCGAAAAGTTATCCAGTCCGGATTAAGCGTTAAGAAAATCAGGGACGTCAATAAAGTCATGGCCCGCCAGAGACTCGGGGTACAGCTCGATTTTACTGACGGCAAAGGAAGTTTTGGCGGTCTTGATAACATGTTCAGGCAACTGGCAAAGCTGCGAAAACTGACCGACGTTAAGCGAACAGGTGTACTTAAGGCAATATTTGGTGATGATGCCGAAACCCTTCAGGTGGTCAATGCACTAATCGATAAAGGAAAGGATGGCTACGATCAGATCCAGCAGAAGATGAATAAACAGGCCAGCCTGAATAAACGTGTTCAGGCACAGCTTGGTACGCTGTCCAACCTGTGGGAGGCAATGACGGGGACCGCAACTAACGGCCTTGCGGCTATTGGCGGCGCATTTTCTGGTGACGCCAAAAATATCACGCAATGGCTGGGGGAGTTGGGGGAAAAATTCACGAAGTTTGCGGATGAAAATCCCCGGGTTATTCGCGGCGTCGTCGGGCTTGCTGCCGGTCTTGCGATTCTGAAACTGGGATTGATGGGCGTGGGCAGTGCCATCAGTATCGTCAGCAGGATCATGTCGATGACGCCGATTGGCATGATTGCGACGGCGATTGCCTTGGCTGCGGGATTAATTATCACTAACTGGGATGTTGTTGGACCTTATTTCAAGAAGCTCTGGGAAACCATTGGTCCTTATTTTGAGGCTGGCTGGGAACTTCTGAAGAAGGTTTTTGCCTGGTCGCCGCTGGGGATGGTAATCAATAACTGGGGACCGGTTGTTAAGTGGTTTCAGGATATGTGGGACAAGCTGAAGCCAATTATTGAGTGGTTTACCGACAGTTCCGGTGACACGGTCGATGCCATTAACTCTGCGCAGTGGGGCGCGGGTGCTTATGATGCTTATGGGACGGGAATACCGGCGCGGGGATACACACCTTATCCGGCGGTAGATCCGGCTCAGTCAAACAACGCCTCCGATGCTACAGGCCCGAATCCCTTCATGATTAACAAAGCTTCTGCGCCAAAAGTTGACGGTGAGATCAAGGTCTCTTTTGTGAATTCGCCTCCGGGTATGCGGGTTATGGAAACGCGATCCAGCGGTTTTGATATAAATCACGATGTTGGCTATACGCATATTGGCAGATGACGGAACCAGATATAATTTGTCTTTAAGTTTGTTATCAACTGAAGGGAAATCTATGGGTCTGTTACATGCCATTATAGGTAATGCCGGTGAAATTAATGCATCAGATGCACAACAGGAATTAGGGGCTGTTTTAGGTGAGGGAGAAAATGTCGAACTTGCCTATAAACTCATTCGTGACCAAATTATTCTGACTAACAGAAGGTTAATTTTTATTGATAAGCAGGGTGTCACAGGGAAAAAAGTAGAGTATCGTTCGATTCCTTATAAATCTGTGACAAACTTTTCTATTGAAACCGCCGGGCATCTTGATCTTGATGCTGAAATGAAGATATGGATTTCTGGTATTGCAGAACCGATAAAAAAACAGTTCAGTAAAGGAGCAAACATTTATAAATTGCAGGCTCATCTGGCTCAAAAAATAGCAGGGTAAACCTTACATTAATTTATGTCTTTCATGCCCACTTCGGTGGGCTTTTTTATATCCGGAGTTTATATGACGTGGAAAGACAGGCTTCAGGACGCGTCATTTCGCGGTGTGCCGTTTAAGGTTGAAGAAGAAAGTGCGGGAACAGGTCGCCGTGTGGAAACACACGAATATCCGAACCGCGACAAACCCTATACCGAAGATCTGGGAAAAGTCACTTTCCGCCCGTCCATCACGGCTTATGTGGTGGGCGATGACTGCTTTGACCAGCGCGATCGCCTGATTGACGCGCTGAATAAACCCGGTCCCGGCACGCTTGTCCACCCGACTTACGGTGAGCTGAAAGTCTGTGTTGACGGAGAGGTTCGGGTCAGCACATCGAAAAGTGAAGGGCGTATTGTCCGCTTTGACCTGAAGTTTGTCGAAGCGGGAGAACTCTCTTACCCCACATCAGGTGCGGCGACGGCGCAGACGCTGATGTCATCCTGTTCTGCACTGGATGACTGCATCAGTGACAGCTTCAGCGGTTTCAGTATCGATGGTGTGGCGGATTTCGTGCAGAACGACGTTATCGGTAATGCCAGCATAATGCTGGGGTATGTTTCTGATGCGATGAAAGTGGTGGATTCTGCCGTATCGGATGCCGCCAGGCTGTTGCAGGGGGATATCTCGGTACTTCTGCCGCCGCCATCGTCAGGCAAAAATTTCGTTGAGCAGGTGCAGAAAATGTGGCGTACCGGGAAACGCCTTTATGGTAACGCCAGCGACCTGGTCACCATGATCAAAACGCTTTCCGGTGTCAGCCTCGGCAGCGATCTGCAACCGCGCGGCGTCTGGAAAACGGACAGTAAAACCACCGCCACGGCGACGCAGCAGCGTAACGTGGTTGCCAGCACCCTTCGTGCGACCGCAATCAGCGAAGCGGTGTATGCCGTCACCCGATTGCCTGCGCCAACAACTTCCGCGGTGATGCAGAATGCCGCAGTGGGGCAGTCAACAACTTCCGCGGTGATGCAGAATGCCGCAGTGGGGCAGTCAACAACTTCCGCGCAGAGCACCGGCTGGCCTTCCGTCACGCATCCGGCACTGAACAATGCACCGGCGGTGAAAAACACGGTTGACCTGCCAACGTGGGAAGAACTGACTGACATTCGCGACACACTGAATACGGCAATTGATAAGGAGTTGTCCCGTACAACCAGTGATGCGCTGTTTCTGGCGCTGCGCCGGGTGAAAGCAGATCTGAATGCGGATATCAACACGCGCCTTGAACAGTCTGCACGGATCATTCAGCGCACACCGGATGAGGTTTTACCCGCGCTGGTGCTGGCGGCGACCTGGTTTGATAACGCGGCGCGTGACGCGGACATTATCCGGCGTAATGCCATTACGCATCCCGGCTTTGTGCCGGTGATCCCTCTGAAGGTGCCAGTGCAATGAACGACAATGTCACGCTACGGGTAAATGGCCGGGAGTGGAATGGCTGGACATCGGTGCGCATCGGTGCCGGTATTGAACGGCTGGCGCGGGATTTCAGTGTGGAGATCACTCGCCAGTGGCCGGGAGATGAGGGTATCACCACGCTTCAGCCGCGCATTAAAAACGGTTCAAAAGTGGAAGTGCTGATTGGTGATGAGCTGGTGATCACCGGCTGGGTGGAGGCGACTCCCGTTCGTTACGATGCCCGTTCGGTCAGCACCGGTATTGCCGGACGTAGTCTGACGGCTGACCTGATTGACTGTGCAGCCGAACCGACACAGTTTAACGGACGCTCGCTGGTGCAGATTGCGCAGGCGCTTGCTGCGCCTTTCGGCATTGAGGTGGTGAACAGCGGTGCGCCGTCGGGTGTTATTCCTGATGTTCAGCCTGATCACGGTGAAACGGTGATTGAGGTAATCAACAAAATACTCGGTCAGCAGCAGGCACTGGCTTACGACGACCCGCACGGCAGGCTGGTGATTGGCGGTATTGGCTCAACGCGGGCACATACTGCGCTGGTACTCGGGGAAAACATCCTTTCCTGCGATACGGAGAAGAGTATCCGGGAGCGATTTTCTGTTTACCAGGTGGCGGGGCAGCGTGCCGGGAACGACGATGATTTCGGTGAGGCCACCACCACCGCGCTGCGGGCCCGCACAGAGGACGCATTTATTGCCCGTCACCGTCCGATGTATATCAGGCAGACAGGGCAGGCCACGGGGGCAGGCTGTATTGCGCGTGCTGACTTTGAAGCCCGACAACGGGCGGCGCGGACGGATGAAACCACCTATTTGGTGCAGGGCTGGCGACAGGGTAACGGTACGCTGTGGCAGCCCAACCAGCGGGTGATTGTCTTCGATCCGGTCTGTGGTTTCGACAATACCGAACTGCTTGTCTCGGAAGTCACGTTCACTCAGGACCAGAACGGCACCATGACGGAAATCCGTGTCGGCCCACCTGATGCTTATCTGCCTGAACCCGAAGCCCCCGGCGAGCGGAAAAAGAAAAAAGCCAGAGTACAGGAGGACCCGTTCTGATGAGGACGATTGAAGCCATGCAGCGACAACTCCTCGGCCTGATTGGGCGGGCAGTGGTGAAAAGCATCAGTGCCGCCACGAAATGTCAGACCGTGGATGTGTCCCTGATTGCCGGTGAACCCAAAGCCGGGGTTGAACATCTTGAACCCTACGGTTTTACCGCAAGGGCAAACAGCGGTGCGGAAGCGGTGGTGTTGTTTCCGGATGGCGACCGTTCTCATGCGGTGGTTGTTACGGTGTCGGACCGGCGCTACCGCCTGAAAGGGCTGCAGACGGGTGAGGTGGCTGTCTATGACGATCAGGGGCAGTCCGTGACGCTGGCCCGGGAGGGGATCGTGGTGGACGGTGCAGGTAAAACGATCACGTTTCGCAATGCGCCTAAGGCACGTTTTGAAATGGACCTGGAAGTGACAGGACAGGTGAAAGACCTGTGCGACTCTACCGGCACCACCATGTCAGCGATGCGGCTTGCCTATAACGGGCATCGTCACAGAGAGAACGGTCAGGGCAGTAACACCGACAAACCTGATAAAGCGATGGAGGCATGATGGAACTGTGGCTGACGGTGAACGGTAAACGCACCTGCGCCAGCGCACCGCTGGATCCGCTGACCCGCGCCGTGGTGATTTCCCTGTTTACCTGGCGGCGGGCGGAGCCTGATGACAACGCCGACGTCCCGATGGGATGGTGGGGGGATACCTGGCCTGCGGTACAGAATGATCGTTACGGCTCCCGACTGTGGCTGCTTCAGCGCAGCAAACTGACCAATCAGCTGGTGCAGACGGTAAGGGGGTATATCCGCGAATGCCTGCAATGGATGATTGATGATGGCGTGGTGTCCCGTATTGATCTGGATATCCGCCGCACCGGGATTAATGAACTGGGTAACAGTATCACTCTCTGGCGTCGTGACGGACCGGTAATGATTTCTTTTGATGATCTGTGGAGTGCGATAACGCATGGCGGACAGTGAATTTCAGCGCCCGACGCTGGCAGAAAATATCAGTATGCTCCGTAACGATTTATTCGCCAGGCTGGACGTCAGCGACACGCTCCGGCGCATGGATGAAGACGTGCGGGCAAAGGTGTATGCGGCGGCGCTGCATACGGTTTACGGGTACATCGATTATCTGGCAATGAATATGCTGCCTGACCTGTGCGATGAGTCCTGGCTGGCGCGACATGCTGCGATGAAACGGTGTCCGCGCAAGGGGGCCACGGCTGCCAGCGGGTATATGCGCTGGGAAGGTGTCAGCGATGGCCTGAAGGTGACCGCCGGGAGTGTTATTCAGCGCGATGACCTGGTTCAGTACACGGCAACTGCCGATGCAACCAGCTCCGGTGGTGTCCTGCGCGTGCCGATCGCCTGCTCAAGTGCAGGCGCGGTCGGTAACGCTGACGACGGTACGGCATTAATCCTGGTCACGCCGGTTAATGGTCTGCCGTCTTCCGGCGTGGCAGATACCCTGACAGGCGGATTTGATACTGAAGAGCTGGAAACGTGGCGCGCCCGCGTCATTGAGCGGTATTACTGGACGCCTCAGGGCGGGGCTGACGGGGACTATGTCGTCTGGGCTAAAGAAGTGCCCGGCATTACCCGCGCATGGACATACCGACACTGGATGGGAACGGGGACTGTCGGTGTGATGATTGCCAGCAGTGACCTGATTAATCCCATTCCGGAAGAGTCAACGGAAACGGCGGCAAGACAACATATCGAGCCACTGGCCCCGGTGGCAGGCTCTGATTTGTATGTATTCAGGCCGGTGGCGCATAAAGTGGATTTTCATATCCGCGTGACGCCGGACACACCGGAAATACGGGCTGCCATCACCGCGGAGTTGCGTTCGTTCCTGCTGCGTGATGGTTATCCGCAGGGAGAACTGAAGGTATCGCGTATCAGTGAGGCGATTTCCGGTGCGAACGGGGAATACAGCCATCAGTTGCTTGCACCGGCAGACAATATCTCCATTGCAAAAAATGAACTGGCGGTACTGGGGACGATTTCATGGACGTGACAAACGATGATTACATCCGTCTGTTGTCGGCACTGTTGCCCCCCGGTCCGGCGTGGTCAGCCAGCGATCCGTCGATTGCCGGTGCGGCACCGTCATTAACCCGCGTTCATCAGCGTGCGGATGCCCTGATGCGGGAGCTGGATCCGCGCACCACCACTGAACTGATAAACCGCTGGGAGCGTCTGTGCGGTCTGCCGGATGAATGTATTCCCGCAGGGACGCAGACCCTTCGCCAGCGTCAGCAACGGCTGGATGCGAAGGTTAACCTGGCGGGTGGCATCAATGAGGATTTTTACCTTGCGCAGCTTGCTGCCCTGGGCAGACCAGACGCTACCATCACGCGATACGACAAAAGCACGTTCACCTGCTCATCGGCCTGTACTGACGCGGTGAATGCGCCGGAATGGCGGTATTACTGGCAGGTCAATATGCCAGCTGCCACCAACACCACCTGGATGACATGTGGCGATCCCTGTGATTCCGCACTGCGTATCTGGGGGGACACCGTTGTCGAGTGCGTGCTTAACAAACTCTGCCCGTCGCATACCTACGTAATTTTTAAATATCCGGAGTAATCCATGCATCGTATAGACACGAAAACCGCGCAGAAGGATAAGTTTGGCGCGGGTAAAAACGGTTTTACCCGTGGTAACCCCCAGACTGGCACGCCTGCCACCGATCTGGATGATGACTACTTTGACATGTTGCAGGAGGAGCTTTGCAGCGTTGTAGAGGCATCCGGTGCCAGTCTCGAGAAGGCGCGGCACGACCAGCTGCTTACCGCGCTTCGTGCGCTGCTGTTAAGCCGCAAGAATCCGTTTGGTGATATCAAATCGGACGGCACAGTACCAACGGCTCTCGAAAACCTTGGTTTGGGAGAAGGTTCGGCATTACCCGTTGGCGTGCCTGTTCCGTGGCCTTCCACCACTCCGCCAACAGGCTGGCTGAAATGCAACGGTGCGTTTTTTTCTGCTGAAGAATACCCGGAACTGGCAAAGGCTTATCCGACAAATAAATTGCCTGATTTACGAGGTGAATTTATTCGTGGCTGGGATGACGGGCGTGATGTTGATAGTGGACGCGCTTTATTAAGCGAACAACTTGACGCTATGCAAAATGTTACGGGTTCTCTGATTGATAACACTATGGGGTCAGCTTCCTCAGCATCTGGAGTTTTTAATGTTGGTTCTAGTTCTGGGGTTAAATATGCCGCTCCATCAACTGGTAATGCATTTAGTTACTATGGTGTGACACTTGATTTATCCAGGAGTGCAAGAACATCAGCAGAAACAAGGCCACGTAACATTGCATTTAACTACATTGTAAGGGCAGCATGATGACCACAAAAAAAATCACTTTGGATGAAAACGGATTTGCCACAGAGGCTGGCTTCATTACCGTTTACAACTACAACGGAGAAACGCGGGAATATATTTCCACATCAACTGAATATCTTACGGTTGGCGTCGGTATCCCGGCATGTTCTTGTTTAGATGCACCAGTTACACATAAGGCTGGTTATGCAATCTGCCGTTCTGCAGATTTTAACTCATGGGAATATGTGCCAGACCATCGCGGTGAAATCGTCTATAACACCGAAACGGGAGAAGCCAAAGAAATCACAACTCCGGGTGATTACCCTGAAAATACAACCACTATCGCCCCGTTAACGCCATACGATAAATGGGATGGTGAGAAATGGGTGACGGATACCGATGCACAGCATAGCGCCGCAGTAGATGCAGCAGAAGCACAACGCCAGTCGCTGATTGATACTGCAATGGCTTCCATCAGTCTGATTCAACTGAAATTACGGGCCGGACGGAATCTGACGCAGGCAGAAACCAGCCGACTTAACACGGTGCTGGATTACATTGACGCGGTGACGGCAACAGATACCAGCACCGCGCCGGATGTCATCTGGCCTGAACTGCCGGAGGAGTAGGCCATTCAATATCTGGTGCACTGGAAGTATCGACCAGCTCCAGTGCGTCCAGATAATCCAGCCACAAATTATATTGCGCCAGTTCCTCACCTTTCAGACGACCAATAGCCGCTTTACCAACCCATTGTCTACTGTTCATATAATCGTTGGCCTGATTAATCAATTGCTGCTTTTTAGTTTCGGCTGATGCAATTTGTTCTTCACGTGTTGGTGGATGAATATCTGCCCATGCAGGCAGTCCATCTTCTCCAACACATCTGTATTTTCCTTCTGGTGGTGTGTCATAGAAATATTCCCTGAAAATTACTTCGTCTATATCAACACCTTTTTCTTCAGGCCATTCACCTTTTTCAACATAAAGAGACTGAAGTTCGTAAGGATATGCCAGGTTGTTTACGTACAGATATTTCATCATTACCAGCCCTTAGCGAAAAACGCACCACCTTCAAGACCATAATTGCAGTGAGCTATGAAGCCGGTAGTGCTCCAGTTGGTCGCCCCCCACATATTCCCGCCCCCGAAACCACCATCGCACACAATTACAATGCCCGGTGTCTGTGTAAATGGAATCGGGAATGAAACATTGGCGGATACAGGCCCGTGTTCACCAGGAAAACTAATTCGTCCCCACTGTTCAATTGAACCATCTGGCATTTTTCGCCAGCCTGAACCTGATGCATATGATGACATATCAGGTATCTGATTTTCCCCTGTTCCCACATTCCGTTTTGCCGCTTCTCCCAAACCAACGTTTATGAAAATGCAGAAATAGCGCGCAAATGGCATCGTTCCTGTTTTTGTCAGGAGGAGCTATCATGCTTATTGGCTATGTTCGCGTATCAACAAATGACCAGAACACCGATCTACAACGTAATGCGTTGAACTGTGCAGGATGTGAGCTGATTTTTGAAGACAAGATAAGCGGTACAAAGTCCGACAGACCAGGACTGAAAAAGCTGCTCAGGACATTATCGGCAGGTGACACGCTGGTGGTCTGGAAACTGGACCGACTGGGGCGCAGTATGCGGCATCTTGTCGTGCTGGTGGAAGAGTTGCGCGAACGTGGCGTTAATTTTCGCAGCCTGACGGATGCTATTGATACCAGCACACCAATGGGGCGCTTTTTCTTTCATGTGATGGGTGCCCTGGCTGAAATGGAGCGAGAGTTTATTGTCGAACGTACTAGGGCGGCTTTGCCGCAGCACGACAAGAAGGGAGGAACGGTGGGCGAAAGCCAAAGCTGACAGTAGAACAATGGGGGCAGGCTGGCAGGTTGATTGAATCGGGAATATATCAGCAGCAAGTCGCACTGATTTATGATCTGGGTATTTCAACGGTGTATAAAAAATTCCCTGTAGCAAGTAAACCATAGCCTTACGCCACATTGATGATCGCGGATTATGCACTATTTTTAGGTCTTGTAACCCGAGGTGGGAGTTGTTTGGTTATATGTTCAAGTGATTTTTTGCCCAAGATAGTTCTTTGGACAAAACTTTCTATAGCTTCTAGCATTTGTTCGAACTCACTTTTATTCGGGCTCCAACTGCGATGTGCGGCGGCGTTTCCTGCATCAATTACTGAAGATATAACGCATGCCTCAGTGTCGCCTATGACTCCATCTTGTTTTAATTTTTCAACTTTTTCACCAAGCGGCAAACCGGGGTGAATTTGTAACAGTTCAGCAGTTCGATCAAAAATCGTCCGTAAACCGATGGACGAAAGAATGAAATGGTCAGAAGTATATGAAGAATACATTTCATTAAATATTTGAAAGAGCTGACGATCAACTGATTCAAGCTTGGATAACCATATCGGAGCTTGAAATGTTTCAGCGGCAGGATAGGTAGTGATCATATCTATAGGCGTTTCTACAAATTCACCATCACGATATTCGTGGGTAGTATGCTCACTGAAGTGTTCGTTGTGGTGATAGAAGACAGTATCACAGCCATTGCATTGGAGTAGGTGATGGTAATGGTACCCATAAACTGGATATTGGGAATCCTCCCAGCTAGTGGTTAGCTTCCCATGCACAGTGCAGTTACGTAACCCACCGCATGTAGGGCAAAGAGCCTTGAGTATTTCCTTTTTCATAAAGTCTCTGATTCTATATGTAGGTTAAGACCACTATTAGCTATACGGACCTAATAATCAATCGTGTGCAGATACAAAAAAGCCCGTATAGCGGGATTTCATGTCACTAAGGGCCGCGGCTACTTTGCGTATCTTTTTTGTCTTCTCACCGTCTGGCCGGTATTTTGCTGAGACTGCTTATTTCCAGTTTTTACTAGTGCTGTACTGGTACTGCCCAATCATGATTGGTGGGGGACGGAGTTGAAACCGCAGCCACGTCGTATGCAAGAACGCGCTGCGGTTGGCTGGTGAACTTTCGATAGTGCGAGTATTGAATGATTTCCAGCCGTTACAGATTTTACGTGTTTATTAGTGAACAAACCACTCGTCAGCAGATTCCCAGGTATCTTTCAGAGTCTCCTGAACAAAAGTTTTTGCAGAATCCTTATCTGCGGTGCGTGTAACAGAAAGGCCATCATTGCTGGTGGCTTTTACTAACACCTCAACATCGTCATAACGCTTACTGATGCGTCGGGTTAATTCTTCCTTTAACGCATCCACAGCACCGGTTGGCATTTTAGTCATTTTTTCTTTGGCTATGCAGATTTCAATACGCATAAAAGTCCCTCCATACTGTGTTTGTATACAGTATTATTTTTAACTGTATGGATAAACAGTGTCAAGAGGTCTTATTTCTGCTCCTTTGGAGCTCTTCAAAACGATTATGTAAAGATTTCGGATACAGTTCGGTATATACCTGCCATAGCACGTTTAATGAACGATGCCCTGTAACCTGGGCGACTTCCTCAATACTAAAACCAGCCTCAAATAAGCGACTTGCCCCTTCTCTACGCAAATCATGGTATCGCAGATCCTTAATACCTAATTTGCTTCTTACTCTCTGAAATCCCGCAGTAACAGAAGTGCTGTTATATGGAAAAATGAATTCCGATTTTTGGGGCTGTCGTTGGACGATATCCCAGGCTTCCCCAAGCAAGGCTACTTTCATGTGGTTGCCTTCCTTTTTGCGTGGATCTTTCCTGTCTCTTACGAGTATAGATTTTTGTTCCTGGTCGAGATCTTCCCATCGTAACCGGCATACTTCTCCGATTCGCATACAGGACCATACAGAAAATTTGAGGATATCAACGAACGGAATTTTTGAGCATTTATGAGTAGATCGTTGTTGAAGGCCTGCAATGAGCATGTCCAGTTCATCAGATGCTGGTCTACGATTACGACGGTTTGATTTACCAATCAAACCAAGTTTAAGTAGATATGGGCGAGCGCTTTTCGCCGGGTTTGATGTGTAATTAATTCCGTATACAGGTTTGGCCGCATCCAGAACACTGCCAAGATAACTAACATCGTGGCTGACTGTTGCTGGACCTGCACCAGCGTTGTTTCTTAGCCTGCAATGTTCAATTACGTCATTTTCTGTCAGTTCAGATAGTTTGATCGCGGAGATGTCACTATCCATAAGCAGTTCCAGCACATATCTTTTAGTACGGCCTGCTTTACCTCCGGCATTTGGGTCATTTAAATATTTGTGTAGTAAGTCACGGACTGTAAGTCCGTCAACTGCATTTGATGATGGAATGCCATATAGATCTAATTCCATCACTTTCTGTGTGCCCCATGTTTTGGCATGAGCATGTTTAGGGAATGTTTTGCTTTCCCTGTAAGTGATAACACCTTTTTCTTTGATAATCACATTACAGCGATAGAGTGGTGTACCATCGGATTTTAGTCGTTTCTCTATGTTATAGTACGCCATTACACGACCTCGTTATTTCGGGTTCCCATAAAACGTGGGAACCTGTGCGGGAACCTAACGCGAGAAAAATAGCCTGAAATGTTCAAAAATGCACGATAATCATGAAACACAAAAAATTAATCAAACCAGCGTGATGCCTGAAAAAACTGGTGTTTACTGGAATTCTCGGTTTAGCATTGCTCCTATGCTCGATAGGATGTACCGTTTTTGAAAAACAAGTAGTTATACACTTTGTGGGAGCCTATTGGGAACCTGTTATTCTTAGAAAGCATCATTTGCTCATCACTTCAATTGACCTAGCGTAGGTGAAGACTTTAAGATTGCAGGAGGCGGATGCGGTTGCATTTGCCAGAGCTTGACGATGTTGTTTGGATGAAGGGTGTATTGATGCTAAATGTAAGGTTTGATTCAGAAAAGGCTTTAGAGGCCATTCTGTACGTCGCCTCTAAAGCACCGATCCCAGATATCTATCATGTCGGAAAAATTCTTTATTATGCTGACAGGTTTCACCTTGAAAGTTTTGGACGCCTCATAACGGGCGATCACTATAACGCTATGAAGGATGGGCCTGTAGCAAGCAACACATACGATATTATAAAAATTGCTCGTGGAGATGGACGTTACATTCCTAATGGTTGTGATGTCGATTCTGTGCGAAAAGCATTTTCTGTATCAGGTATGATGA